TTCTGCACCCGCCATAGAAATCATAATAACTTTAATATCTTCACCATTCTTATTCGTTTCATTTGTAATTTTTTTTATTTCATCAATATTATTTGGTGAGAATCCTAAATTACCTGTTATCATACTATATTTTGCTTGCTTAAATTTCTTATTTGGATATTGTTTTTTAAATTCAATCCTCGGCAATAGTGTTGTTGCATCAATCGGTTCATGTTGTTTGTCTTTAAATAACGATGTGCGGCCATACCGTGAAAATCCGAGTTCTTCCAATGCCAATGCCATAGGAACTAAACCACCATCAATATATTGTGAATATATTAATACTACACCTTTTGAGTTTGCTATTTGATTGCATATTGACATTATTTTAGTACTATATTTATGTATTTCATTTTTAGAAAAAAATCCTTCATGACCTTTTTTATATGTATAATTTTTTTTAACAATTGGTTGTCCTGATTCTTCATAACTCACTATATTATTTAACCCTCTTTTCCCAACTAATTTTGATATATCAAATTTTGTTTTTGATGTATCTTTTAATTTATCAAATTGAGAATTTGGATAAACAATATTTAAGGCTTCAAGTGGTCGTTGTAATAAAGAATAACCAAATGTATTCATATTTTCAAAACTTAATAATTTCTGATTGGATTTATTATTAATTTTTTTCCCAATTTGTTTTAGAATATAATTATATACCTTTTTTTGATATGAACCAATTTTATTTAAGAATACATCAATATGTTTAATCGGTTGTATTATTTCTTTTTTATTCATTTGCAATCTTGGATAATTATAATTTAAAAATGAATTTTCGGGTGAAAATATTTTTGGATATATTCTATAAGGAAACGTATATGGATTACCACCTCTTAAAAATGAAACATATCCTCTACATTTTCTTAAAAAAAGTTCTTTTCCAACTTCTTTCCCTCCAACAACTTTAAAATTACCCTTTTTATCGAAAATATCCTTTATATCAATAGTAAATCTATTATCATTTATATTCATTAAATTTATTAGCCATATTATTTCCTTGTAATTATTATACATTGGTGTTGCGGATAATAAAAGCAATCTCATATTATCCACATTTGTAACTAGATTGTATAATTCTTTTGCAACCTTTTTATTATTATTATCTTCGCTTACTCGAATATTATGAACTTCATCAATTATAATAAGTCTATTATTAAAAAATTTATTTAGTCTTTTCTTTTTTAATTTTGCTTTTTTTTTATCACTAATATTTGCATCGATAGTTGATTTTTTTTTTATAAAATTTGAAAATTCAACATAACCCATAAATAGGTATGCTGAATTAATAATTTTGTTCACTTGTTTTATTATCCTTTTTTTCTCATTTTCAATATTTTTATTGACAATCTTGTTTATTTTAATTGGGTTTATTTCATTAATAAACTTGTTACCTGTACAAGAATTTAAATTCCATTCATTATTTATATATTTTAATTTTCGTTCATCAAATAATTGTAATTTAAAATTTTCTTGAACATTTGGTGATGCAACAACGATAATCCTTTGAGTTATATTCATTTGATTCATGTAATCACGCATTTCTTCAGCTATTGTTATTGCCGAACAAGTTTTTCCAGTACCAAGGCCGTGATATAAAAGAAGGCTATTGTATGGTGTTTGTGAAGATAAAAAATTTCTTACAAATATCTGGTGTGTATTTAATTCAAATTTTGCATTACATATTATATCTCCTTGTTTTGTTGCATCTTCAATAGAACCATTATATTTTGTATCATAAAACTCTTTTTTTTGAGATATTTTAACATTAAAATTTGGATCATTGTATGATGGATATAACATATAATAATTATCGTCCAATGCATGTGTTTTTGATTCAATTACTTCTTTTTTTTTTAAAAATACGTTCATTGCTTTTTCCATTTTCCCTTCTTCAACATTTTCATATTTTTTATATTCATTATTAATTTTATTTATGTGTTTATCCATTATATATATATTGTCTATTTATTATTATTTTTATACATAAATAGAATAATTTTTTAAAATTGTATTAACTTGAGTAAGCACCTGTTTTTTTTCTAAATTATATTCTCTTATTACATCTAATGCATCATTAAAATATTTCCATTCCAATGTACTTACTTCATTTTTTTGAAATTCGTTTTCTGGTAATACGTTATTATGCATGAACGCTATAAAATATTTGTGTTTATATGATTTGTAATTGGAACCGGTAAATATTTCTTCTATCGGCAATATATTTTGAATAATTTTAATGGATTCTTTTGAATAACCTGTTTCTTCTTGAAATTCTCTAATCGCGCATTTTATATCTGGTTCCTGATAATTTCGTCTACCTTTTGGAAATCCCCATTCCGGTTGTTTCCATTTATACTTGCATTTATTTAATAAAATTTCTAAATTATAAAAACCTTTTTTATTATTGAAACCATTTTTTAATAGGTTAAATTTTTTCTCTGATTTTTTCTCTTCACCCCTATATTGTATCCCGGTGTTTGCACCCCATAAATGGTTCCATAAAAAATTAAATGATTTTGTTTTTATAATATTTTTTTCATATTCGGTCATTTCATTTAATATACCTACTATATATTCAGGATCCATTATTGGATATTTTCCACGTATAAAATCAACAAACCCCAATGTATTTTTTCGACAAATTAATAGATATTGCAATCCATCATTACTTGGTCTAAAAACAATTATACCAACACTTGTCACAGGATTTTTACATTTATGAAAAGCATGTCCATTTTTACCACAATTATTACAAAAAGAAAAATTATTAGCAATATTCATTTCTATATGTTATAAAATATTTGTTTTTATATTATTTCATTATAATGGAATTAGATCCTAGTGTTTGGGGACCACATTATTGGTTTGTATTGAATACAATTGTATTACATTACCCAAAAAGGCCAAATAAAAGCATTAAGAAAAAATACTACAATTTAATACAAAATGTTCCTTTATTTTTACCAAATATGAATATTAAGAAAAAATTTAATGATTTATTAAATGAATTCCCCGTTTCACCATATTTAGATACAAGAGAGAGTTTTACTAGATGGATCCATTTTATTCATAATAAAATAAATAAATCTATGGGTAAGAATGAACTATCATTATCTTGTTTTTTGAATAATTATTATAAAAACTATAAACCAAAAAGTACTATAATTAAAGAAGAAATTAAAAAGAGGAAAAAATATATTTATTTAGGGATTACAATATTGATATTAGGTGTAATATATTATTTAAAAGATAAATAATATTTATAATCTAATTATATAGATGCCTGTATTATATGGTGGAAAACCAATTGCAAGTGGTGGTTTTGGGTGTATATTTTACCCCGCATTATCTTGTAATAATGAAAAGGGAAAAAAGGATCATGTTAGTAAACTAATGTTGAAAGATACAGCAAATGAGGAATATTATATATCGAAAATGATTTACGATGAACTTAAAAATATAAAACAATTTAAAAAATATTATTCAATAGATAATCAAGAACCATGTACTCCAACAATAATATCAAAAAAGGATCTTGTAAATTTTAACGAAGAATGCAATAATTTGTTAAAATATGATATAAATAAATCAAATATAAATAACAATTTGGATAAATTATCTATAATTAATATGCCATATGAAGGAAAGGATTATGATAAATGGATACATGAAAATTATAAAAAAATTAATATGAAACAAATGGTCAAGTTTCATAATGAAATAATTCATTGTATAAAAAATGCTATTATACCAATGAATAATAATACCATTTATCATATGGATATTAAGGATAGTAATTTAATGTATAAAAACAATAGATTTAAAATCATTGATTGGGGATTAGCGGCAAAAATGGCAAAAAATAGTGATGAAATACCAACTATTATAATAAGTCGCCCATTACAATTTAATTTGCCATATTCTGTATTGTTATTAAACAATTCATTTGATGCGTTTTTATTAAAATATGTAGAGAGAATTCAAAATAAAACATTTGATAATATTAATTTTTATAATATGGGAAGGGATTATTACAATTATTTCATATCCAAAAATAGTGATGGTCATATTAAATTTTTAACCTATATATATGATATTATACATCCCGGGACAAATAAAGATTTAGTTAAAAAAAAGGTACTCCATATTATTGTTATTTACATAACAAATGTGTTGAGAGAATATATTAAAATTAAAAATAATAAGATAACGTTTGATAAAATAAATTTTGTTAAAAATATATATCTACATAATGCGGATATTTTTGGCTTATTAACTGTATTATATAATTACTTTGAATTGGATATATTTTCTAATATTAAAAATAAACGATTAAGGTATAATTATAAGAATGCAATGATAAAAATAGTTGACGAATATTTATTTTCACCAAAATTTGCAATTAAAGAAATTCAATTGGGCGAATTGGAAAATAAATTTAAAAAAATAAACTCTATTTTATCAAATAAAGAAAAAAAAACACACCGTATACATTCAAAAACAAGTAAACATAAGAAAACGGTTCGTTCTTATTAATTTAAAATAGTTAAATATATATATTATGAAATTTGAATTTATTATAATAATGGTAACTGGGTTTTTAATTTTTAACACATATCACGATGGTAGGTATTTGAAAATATTAAAATCGTGGAAAAAATATTATCAAATGGGTTTTATCGGATTTTTAGGATTATCATTGTATATTTTTATTAAAAAAAAACCAGGCCAGATAAAGCCATTACTTCGTCATGCAACAGATTTAATTAAATATATGCCAATAGACAAAAATTCAACCGAATTTATAAATCCATTGATGAAAATTACAAGTAGTTCGTTTATTGGTGGTGATAATGATAATAAAGAATATCAAATGGATCAACGCATTACTACGTCGGGTTATAACAATAAGAAAAAACGTAGTGTAAGTGAAACAAAAAAAAAATTTGTCGCGTCAAATCAGAATTGGAAATGTAAATTATGTAACAAACAATTAAATGCATGGTTTGAAGTTGATCATACTATTAGTTTAGAAAATGGTGGTAATAATAGTGTGGAAAATTTAAGGGCATTATGTAGAGAATGTCATGGTGAGAAAACGGCATTTGAAAAATTTGATTAATATATAGGTATATCTTCGATATAAATTTGTAATATCATTTCGATATAAATTTGTAATATCATTTCGATATAAATTTGTAATATCATTTCGATATAAATTTGTAATATCATCTCGATATAAAATTGATTTATTTTATTTATATTTTATATTTTATAATTAGTAAATAATAATGCAAGCTATTAATTATAAAATCGCTTTGATTGGACATACTAAAACCGGAAAAACCAGTTTTATTAAAAATCTATTACATGGGGTTTATAATAATACGAAACCTACAATTGGCGTAGAAGTATATCCATATGATATAAAATATAAAAATGTAACGTATAGGCTTCATTTTTGGGATTGTGCTGGTGATGAACGATATTTGGGATTGGGTAGCGAATACTTGTTAGATAGTGATATGATATTGATTTTTAAAGATATTAATAAAAATAATAATATTTTCGAAAAATTGGTACCAGAAAACACATCATATAATTATATTTCATACGAAAATGAAAATAGTATAATGCCTATTCTTGAATTAATAAAAAATAATTTATTTGATTAGATATCAAATTCTGAAATAAATAATATAAAAATGTATTATATATAATGAAAAAAATTATTTTAGTTAACATATTATCTATTATAGCTATAATAATATTTTTTTTCTCAAATAATTTAATCAAAAATGATACATATGATATAGTTAAAAATACATTATGTTTATTAGGTATATTTAAACTTTTGTATATGAATGGTTATTATTTTCAAAATGCATGGTCCAATATAAAAAGGTTTGCATTAGAATATGGGTTATTAATGATTGTTATTATTAGTATTGTTTTTATAATGTCCAATATAACAGATTTGATGGTAACAAGTAATATAATGAAAACAATAATTAATATATTTTTATATGGTGGAGGATTTTTTTTGATATATACGTTATATAATTTTCTAACCAATGGCGGTGTTAATAGTACGTTGGGTAATAATATATTTAAAAATGTTTCTGGTAATATATATAATTTTATAAAATCTTTAAAATCTAAAAGTGGTCTATTGGTTTTAATTGAAATTGTGCTAATAACATTATATTTCATAGTACCACATATAATGAGTAAGATTAGTAATAATGGTGCTATAATATTATTGGGTAATGAACCAATGTATTTAAATAAAGAGCATAGTATTGGTACTTATGAAAATTTGCATAATAATAATAATGATAAACATATTTATAATTATACGATAAGTTGCTGTTTTTATATAAATCCACAATATTCCACAATTCAAAAATCAGGAAAGAATTTTATTAATATTATCAATTATGGTAATAAACCAATAGTGCAATATGATAATAAAACCAATAGTTTATTTATAAAATCGATTAATAATGATTCAAACGAGAATATTATTTTAAAAAAATGGGATGTCCCACTTCAAAAGTGGAATAATTTGGTTGTTCAATATAATAATGGATTAATTGATATATTTATGAATGGTGATATAATAGTATCTAAAAAAAACCAAATTCCATTTATGAAATATGATAAAGTTGTTATAGGTGATAATAATGGTTTAGAAGGTGGTATTAAAAATGTTAAGTATTATCCAAGAAATTTAAGATTAGATGAAATTAAAATGAAGGCAAAATATTGCAATTAATTTAATAATATTATATTTAAAATTTCTTTTAATATAATATAGCAAATATGATTTTAGCAACTATATTATCAATTATTGTCGTAGTAGTTATAATTTATTTATTATTTCAATTGTTTAATAGTAATAAAGGAAAATTAAGTGATAAAATGCCCGGGAATCAAGAAAAGATAATTAAACCAAGCAGTTTAAGTAGTTATAGTAATAGTAACAATTATACATACTCAATATGGTTTTATATTGATAATTGGAATTATCGATATGGTGAACCAAAAATTATTTTAGGAAGTTTGGATTCTAATAAAAATCCAAGTCCATCTATTACATTGGCGCCTATGCAAAATGATATTAATATATCGTTAACGTGTTATCCAAAAGATAAATCCAAAAAACATATCATACATACTTGTACATTGGAAAATGTTCCATTGCAAACATGGAGTAATTTAGTCGTTAGTTTGGATGGGCGTTCATTAGATGTTTATTTAAATGGTAAGTTAGTTAAAACATGTGTTTTGCCTGGTGTCGCAAAAATTTCAACAAATGCAAAAATACATATTACTCCGGGTGGTGGTTTTTCTGGTTATACTAGTCATTTAGAATATAAATCGAAATCATCAAATCCAAGCGAAGTTTGGCAAATATATAAAAAAAATGCAAGTATAGCAAATGGAGGTTTAGCAAATGCTGCAAGTAAATATAAAGTTAAGGTAGCATTAATGGATAATAACAAAGAAGAAAAAAGTTTTCAATTTTAAATTAGTTTAATTTGTCTTGATATAGTATATAGAAATGAATACATTATATAATCCGTCTGGAATATCATCTGCAATTAGTCCATTAGATACATTTGATACTGAATTTCGACAGCCAGGAATGTTTCGTGAAAATTCAAATTTTTTATCAGCGAATTCTTTTATAGCAAAATTAGGATTTTTATTATTAATTATTATTATATTTCTTTTTTTATTAAAAATAGGAATTAATATATTGGGCAATGTATTTGGTGTAAAAGAAAATCCAATTCTTGTGGATGGTATGATTGATTCGCGTAATTTTATGGTTATACCACAAGACCCAAAAAAAGCAAATTCAATACCAATAGTACGTTCTGTTAATAAACAAGATGGTATTGAATTTACTTGGTCCGTATGGATAAATGTTGACGACTTTAGTTATAAAAATAATCAATATAGGCATATTTTCCATAAAGGTAATGATAACTTACATTATGATGGTGACCAAATTGGTATGAATTTTCCAAATAATGGACCCGGTGTATATTTAGCACCAAATGATAATAAACTCATTGTAATTATGAACACATTTAAAAATATCAAAGAAGAAATTGCTATACCAAATATTCCTGAAAAAAAATGGTTGCATGTTGTTATCCGAAATAATCAAAATAAATTAGATGTTTTTATAAACGGTACTTTGGCAAAAAGCCATTTATTAAGTAGTGTACCCAAACAAAATTATGGTGATGTTTATGTTGCTATGAATGGTGGATTTATGGGTAATACGTCATCGCTTCGTTATTATAATTCTGCTTTGAATATTTTCAGTATTAAACAATTGACATTAAGTGGTCCAAATCTCAATCCCGTATCAAATAAAGGTAGTGCAAAAAAGCAAATAAAACCGGGGTATTTTTCAATGAGATGGTATTTAAGCGGCAATGAAGATAGTTATAATCCTTAAAATTATTTGATAATTAATCCTTAAAATTATTTGATAATTAATCCTTAAAATTATTTGATAATTAATCCTTAAAATTATATTTAATAAGTAATTAAATATAATTATCTATGTTTAGGTTTTCTACACATATCCAATGTTGGGTAAAGTTTGTTTGAAGTGCATTTATTTTGATTGTCTACACGAGTACAACTTCTATATCCATTTTCTTCACCAATATAACAATAATTACCTGCTTTTTTAGTTGAATTCATTTTTGTTCTAGTTCTTAACTTATCGTTATAAATTTTATTATTCATTGTATTTTGTTTAGCTCTATCTGTTAATTTATTATTTAAAATATTTATATTACTTTTCATTGATGTTCGGAATATATCAACTTTAAAAAGTTTAGCCAAATATTCGAATATTTTACCAAATATATTTTGGATAATATTTTTACCTGTTTGTACATGATAATAATAATTTGTTCCTAAAAGTATAATAATACAACCTATAAAAAAATATTTGATAAATCCAAACGGTGTTAAAGAACTTGATGTATTATCTTGAATAATAGAATTTATATCATTACTACTATCAGTATTTGATATACTTGAAGTTACATTATCAATATCGCCAGTAATAAGCTGAAAATCTGTTTTTATTGTATCATTATTTGATGCACTACTTACACTACTGGATACAGTATCCGCTACACCACTTACACTATTTGATACAGTATCTGCTACACCACTTACACTATTTGATACAGTATCATTAATTGTTTTGACAGTATTCTTTATTGTATTTGAAATTGTGTCAATAAATGATGTTGGTTTATTTGTGAGAACAATATCTTTATCTAATGGGTCTTTTGTTATAATATTATTCATAAATTTTATTATATAATATAATATTATTTTATTAGTAATCAATGATAAAAAAAAAAATTATAAAAGTACCAAGTGATAAAAAAAATGGAGAGATTTTGAATAATGAAAAAAAAAATAATAAAAAGGGGGATAATTATATAATAAAAAATGATAATATGCATATTGTAAATATAGATGATGGTGTTAATATGAAACAACGAATCATGTGTTGTGGGAAAAGAATTCTAATTAGAAGAATATCATTATCATGCATTGGATTATTGGGATTATTTGTAGTTGATGATTTTATTAATTATATTAATGTGTCTATAGTAATATTTATAGTTAGTTTATGTTTATTTTGGAATTTTCCAAAATTAATTATATTTACAAATTCAAAACCATTTTATTATGAAGATTTATTTGTTGATACATCACATATTAGATTATTGGATATAAATCCTAAAATTAAAAATAAGTTTGAGAATATTTTTGATTGTACATTAATAATTACAAATTCTTTATTTGTATCTGCTTTATCAGACTATTGGTTATATAAAATAAATGATAATGATAATTATTTTGTTATTATAGGAATAACCGGTGGTATACTTAAAATATTCCAATTTATAAATCAGGTAAGTGGGTATTTTTTATTACATATAATACGATATAATATAATGAAAAATATTAGAAAAAAAAAACGATTGTTACAAATGAAAGAATTTGAAAAATCAATGGAGGAAGCATGTATTGAATTACATAATGTTAAAATACTTGTTAGTGAAACTAATAAATAAAATATACATACTTGATACTATTGTACATAATATTCCTCCCCATATACTATCCATTAAAACCATATGAAATGTCCATTTTTTAAATAATGCGTAATTTGTTAATTCATATATTGAATAAATCGAAAATCCTAAAAAAAAAGCATTTAATAATTGTGGTAATATATATGCATAATTTGTTATTTTATCAAAATTAATATTTTTAAGTACAAAATGATGCAATGTAGAAAATAATATAATGTAAATAAAAAATATTGGTATTAATAAATAATCCTTACGAAGACGTATATTTTTTGTCATATTCGTAAAATATTTTGATACACTCATTAAATAAAATATATCTATTATAATAAACATTATAATTCCAATTACAAACTTACCTAGTGTTATTAAGTATTTATTTTGTTTTAAAACCCCTAATGTATTTTTTATCATATATAATTATACAATATTATTTAACTTGTTCTAATTATTTAACTTGTTCTAATTATTTAACTTGTTCTAATTATTTAACTTGTTCTAATTATTTAACTTGTTCTAATTATTTAACTTGTTCTAATTATTTAACTTGTTCTAA